CACTCTTGAGGAAGTAGCCAAGGAGTTTGACAAGATGAAAGCCTTTGGAAATACCTCACAAAGTTTTGCTACTTTTGTTCGTGATATGAAGCATGAATAACAGGCCCAATAACAGGGAAAGACTCCACTTGGCAAAGATTAAAGAAATGCCTTGTGGGGTCTGTGATGCTTCTGGCCCAAGCGATGCACACCATATTGTCCAGCATAACCAATACTTATGTATTCCTTTATGCAAGGACTGTCACCAAGGCCCACATAACGGCATACATGGGTCAGCTAGGCTGTGGTCTGTGATGAAGTTAACAGAGATGGACGTTCTAAATCTAACCCTTGCAAAACTTTTTAGATAGCGCACAATGGCTTTACCAAGTTGCCATTTGGTTTTGAGAGGGACTTGTTCCCTCTTTTTTTTCGTGCGATAATGGTACAAACTCCTAGGGACAACTATGTCTGGATTATTAGAGCCATCCGTAAAAATTGAGATTGAGATTCAAAGCCAAGAGAAAAAAGGCGAAGCGTGTCCAGTTGCGACAGGTGATGTGTCTGTAAATCTTGAGAATCGTCAAAAGGGCATTGACAAGGCTAACTATGGCCCAATGAATCCTAACGAAGCAAACGCTGGCTACTGGCGTGAAATCTCAAAGGTATGGCGAAACTCTCCAGAACAGGCTAAAAAATCTCGTTGCGGAAACTGCGCTGCTTTCATTCAAACCACTAAGATGATGGATTGCATTGAATCTGGCTTGGCAACAGGCGATAGCGAGATGGATGCTTGGGAAGTCATTGATGCTGGCGACTTAGGTTACTGTGAGATTTGGGACTTTAAGTGTGCTGCCAAACGTACTTGCACTGCTTGGGTAACTGGTGGCCCGATTACTGACGATTCTGAAAATATGGGAGATGAATATGGGAACGACTAACCAAGGTTTGTATGCGAATATCGCAGCAAAGAAGAAGCGTATTGAAGCGCAAAAAGCCGCAGGTAAGACCCCAGAGCGCATGAGAAAAGTAGGAAGCAAGGGCGCACCTACTGCTGCTGATTTCAAACAAGCCGCAAAGACAGCCAAGAAATGATTAAACGAGGCTCTGAGCAGTTTTCTGGTTACAACCAACCTAAGAGAACTCCTGACCACAAAACCAAGTCTCACGCTGTTTTAGCGAAGTCTGGTGAGGATGTAAAACTCATTCGTTTTGGTCAACAGGGTGTAAAGGGTTCTCCTGATGGCACGAAGCGTAACGAAGCGTTCAAGGCTCGTCATGCGGAGAACATTGCCAAGGGGAAAATGAGCGCAGCATATTGGGCAAACAAAGTTAAATGGTAAACAACTGGAGTAATGTATGAGTAAACTAGCACGAGATGACAATGGACAGTTGTCACAGATTTACAACCTTGGAACAACCCAAGTAATGACTGTTACTGCTTCTAGCGTACAGTCAACAGCAATTGCATCTGATTGCACGATTATTCGTTTAGCAAATGGAAGTGCAGCGCATTGCCACTTTCAAATTGGCACGAATCCTACTGCATCCTTAACAACTAGCCCTATGCTTCCTCCCAATGCCGTTGAGTACATTAAAGTAACTGGTGGTGATAAAGTTGCTGTTATTCGTGGTGGTACTGCAACAGATATTTCAATAACTCAGGTGAACTGATATGATGAAAACTAAACTGAACAAAGCAGGTCAGAAAAAAGTTGGTGCTGTAATGCACGAGTTTGGAAAGGGAGAATTGCACTCTGGTAAGGGCGGTAAAGTCGTTAAAAACCCCAAACAAGCCATTGCTATCGCTATTTCAGAAGCTGCTCGTAAGATGGGTAGAATGAAATAATGGCTGACTTGAGGGCTACTCCTTACGCTAACCCACTAACAGGGTTATCCAACGATGCTATCCAAGGCTTGCTTTCTTTTATGCAAGACAAGAGACGCACTCAGCAACTGCAAGGTCTGGGTAATTTGTTGGAAAGCACAGGAATCCCTAAGACAGTAGAGAGAGCAGCATACGCAGATAGTCCTAGAGGATTGTTAGACGCATTGACCAACGTCAACAGGGCTAACGTACCATTCCTAAAGCCTGAGACTGCTGAAGCTGCAATGACTCTTGCGCCAATTGCTGCACCAGTTAACAGAGCATTGATGCAAGCTACTAAGGGTTTACCAGTAGGCGCAAGTATTCAAGATGTTGGTGGACTTTTAGGAAAACGCACCCCATCTCAATTTGTTCCTAATGTAGAAGCTGGTAAAGAAATGATTGTTCATCACAACATTTCACCAGAAAAACTAGCACGAGTAGAAAAAGTAGGCGGTATGCCTGTGCCATCTGTAGCTGTTTCAAATGTAGAAAATCCATTAACTTCTTTTGGAAACATCTCATTGATAGGCGATAAGTCAATGGCTATCCCATCAGCTAAGAATCCTGTGTATGGATTTGATGCTTATACAGCTAGAACACCTGAGATTGACTTTAAATTTGATGCAAAAAGCGTTAAAAATATAGATAGCTTCTTTTCAGATGTTGCTAAAAAAATACCAGATGGTGACTACACAGTTGACAGGTTAAAACAAGATTGGAAATATCGGTTTGATTCTGATATTTACAAGGCAAAGTTCCTTGATGAACAAGGTATGTTGCCAGACCCTAAAGATTTTGGAAAAGAAACTTGGAAGTTTAATCAAGAAGTCAACCAACGAGTAAGAGATTTAAAACCAGAATTTGAAAGCTGGTCTGCAAATATGGATAACACATTAGCTGAAGCTGGTGTAACTCCAACAGAACGAATATTTAGAGGTTATACAGATTCTGGTAACAGACGCTATGCAGAAGCAACATTAGACAATCTTGTAAAAGAGATGAAAGGCGGTGCTGGCGCAGAGGGATTCTTCTATGGAGTAGGCAACATTCGTGCTGTAGCTACACCTAAGTTTAAGAACTTTGAGCAAGTAAAGGCTGCACGAGAAAACATTGTTTCGTCTAAAGACTTTGAGCCAGTTAAGAAAAAAATAAATGAAGCCTTTGAAGACTTAACCGATAGGATGAGAAACCTAGAGGGCAATAACAATTACGCATATAAGCCAGAAGACGCTTTATATGAACTAGGTCAAGTCAAGAATGTTAACTTTTTAGACAAGATTTATAAGGATGTTCCAGAGGCATTAAAGGCAGACGTTCAGATTTTTATGAACAAAGTCAAATCAATGCCTACTGAATACTTTGAGATTAAGCCTCAAAGAGCCGTACAAGTAAGTGAGTTTGAAGGTGCTATTGTTCCTAAAGATGCGCCTCAGAAGTCTATTGACTATCTGAAAAGCCAAGGGATTGATAAGATTTACTTCTACGAAACCCCAGAAGAACGAACACAACTATTTAAACAGTTTGGCGATAAGATGTTTGCTGCACCTGCGTTACCTTTAGGTGCAACTGGATTGCTAGACGAAGAAAATCGTAAAGAAATCCAAAGCCTGTTAGAATAAAGTATTACTTAACCTTGACCAACCCTAGAGGAGTCAAACAATGATTGAAAAACAATCAAACATTTCATATCGTGGTGGCGCACGAGAAGGCGCAGGAAGACCGAAGGGAAGTCTTGACAAGGGCAATGCTGTTCTTAGAGAGATGATACTGGAGGCACTAGAGGGCGCAGGTGGCGTTGCTTATCTCGTAGAGAAGGCAGAGTCACACCCACAGGCTTTCATGGGACTAATCGGTAAGGTCTTACCACTCCAAGTAACTGGAGAAGAAGGTAAAGACATTCAGATAAGCGTCCAATGGCAGAAGTAATCGAGATAGCCTACAAACCCAGAGAACAACAACTTGCTATCCATGACTTGATGGACAGTAAGCGTTTTGGCGTTGTTGTTGCTCATAGGCGCATGGGTAAGACAGTCTCTGCGATTAACCACTTAATCAAGGATGCTCTGCTCAACCAAAAGGAAGCCCCTAGATACGCCTACATAGCCCCTACATACGGACAAGCCAAGCGGGTGGCATGGGACTACCTTGTGAAGTATGCAGAGCCTCTGGGTGGCACTAGCAATATCTCAGAACTTAGGGTGGATTTTTGGGGTAGAAGAATTCAATTGTACGGCTCAGACAATCCAGACAGTTTGCGTGGTCAATACTTTGACTTTGTGATTCTTGATGAAATTGGTGACCAGAATCCTAAGATTTGGACGGACATATGCAGACCAGCTTTGGCTGACAGATTGGGGAAATGTCTCTTTATTGGTACGCCCAAGGGACACAACCACTTTAAAGAGTTGCGTGACAGGGCTGAGAAAGAGGATGGATGGGGCTTGTTAGAGTTCAAAGCCTCAGAGACAGGGGTAGTGGATGATGTAGAACTGAAGGCTGCTAAGAATGAGATGGGTGAGGATAAATACCGCCAAGAGTTTGAGTGTAGCTTTGACGCTGCTGTAGAGGGTTCTTACTATGGGCAAATCCTCAACGAGTTGGAAGAAAAGAAGCACATGCAAGAGATTCCTAGAGAGGAACTAAGTAGGACTTTTACTGCTTGGGACTTGGGCATGGGTGACTCTACGTCTATCTGGGTGGCTCAGTTAGTAGGTACTGAGGTGCGCCTGATTGACTACTACGAGAATCATGGCGTAGGTTTAGACCACTACGTTAAGTGGATTAAGGACAATGACTACATCAAAGCAGAGCATATTCTGCCCCATGACGTTAGGGTCAGGGAACTTGGGACAGGTAAGAGCAGAATGGAAATGCTTGAGGAATCAGGACTAGAAGTCAAGATTGCACCCAGAATGGGACTAGATGATGGTATCCAAGCAGTAAGGCGACTATTGCCAAGGTGTTGGTTTAATGTACCAAAAGTGCAGATAGGTCTTAATTGCTTGAGAAATTACCGCAGAGATTACGATGAGAAGCGTAAGATATTCTATGAGCGTCCATTGCATGATTGGTCAAGTCATGGCTCGGACTCATTCCGCTACTTAGCCCTTGGATTGGATGAAGGACATTCAACATGGTCTAAGCCTATTAACTCAGCACCGAAATGGATTGTGTAATGTATGTACAAATGCAGGGCATAAATTTAGCCCCAAAAGTAAAAGAACTTGAAAAACGACTCGAAATGCTCGAAAATATGGTAAAAGAGTTACAATCCTCACCAAGACCGAAACTTGGTCGCCCTCCAAAGGATGCACATGGAAACGAACGACTTGAAGTCGATACTACAAGCTGAGATTGATGATTCTATTGGCTTCATTGAAAGCGAAACAGTAGAGCAGCGCAAACAAGCATTAGAAGCGTATCTCCGTCAACCTTATGGGAATGAGGTAGAAGGTAAGTCTTCAATCGTTACAGGTGAAGTTGCAGAAGCCATTGATGGTGCTTTGCCTTCACTTGTTCGTATCTTTACAGGCTCAGACAATATCGTAGTTTTTGAGCCTCAAGGCCCAAGGGATGAAGCCTCTGCCAAGCAAGCCACAGATTATTGCAACTGGGTTTTTAGCCGTGATAACGAAGGCGTGGCTATTTTGCATGATTGGTTTAAGGATGCACTCCTACAGAAGAACGGCATCCTAAAAGCGTACTGGCAAGATAAAGAAGACATTACCAAAGAGCGTTACTTTGACTTATCTAACGATGAGTTAGCAATGCTGATGAGTGATGAGAGTATGGAGATTGTCGAGCAAGATACGACAGAGTTTCCGATTTTTGACCCTAATGGACAACCAGTTATAGACCCGATGGGTATGCCAGTTATGGGTTCTACTCATAATATCGTAGCCCAAAAGAAAAAGAAATCAGGCAAGGTAGTTATTGAGAACGTGCCTCCAGAGGAATTCTTGATTAGCAAGAAAGCTCGTACTATTGCTGATTCACCTTTTGTAGCCCATAGGCAGATGTTGACTCGTAGTTCATTGATAGCTATGGGTTTCAACAAAGACCAAGTAGAAGGTTTACAGATGGGTGATGCTTTGGCTTATACGCCAGAGCGTGTGGCTCGTTACCCTGCTGGCGAACAACCATACCAAATTCAAACTGATGACCCTTCAATGCAAGAGATTGAGGTCTTTGAATGTTATATCAAAACTGATATAGAAGGAAAAGGCATTGCATCATTAACTCAGGTTTTTTATGCAAGCAATGAGATTCTTCAAGATGAGAAGGGTAAAGAGATTATTGAGGAAACAGACTATGTTCCGTTTCACTCTATTTGTCCTATTCCAATTCCGCACAAGTTCTTTGGTAACTCACTAGCAGATAGAACTACAGACATTCAGCTAATCAAGACCACTATCACTCGTCAGATGTTGGATAACTTATATCTGACAAACAATGCTCGTGTGGTAGCTGTGGAAGGACAAGTAAATCTTGATGACTTGCTTACATCTACTGCTGGTGGCGTTATTCGTGCTAAGTCTCCTAACGCTGTTCAACAACTTGTAGTTCAAAACGTAGCTTCTCAGGCTTTCCCAATGCTTCAGTATCTGGACACAGTTCAGTCTAAGCGTACTGGTGTGTCTGATGCTTCACAAGGCTTAGACCCTTCTATCTTGCAGAATGTTACAGCAGCAGCAGTGGCTTCTATGCAACAAGCTGGCGCAGGTAAGATTGAACTGATGGCTCGAATCTTTGCTGAGACAGGCGTTAAGTCTTTGTTCAAAGGAATCCTTCACTTGCTCTGTAAATACCAAGACAAGCCTCGTTTGGTGCGTATGCGTGGTGAATTCGTAGAGTTTGACCCTCGTACATGGGCTAACCAATATGATGTGTCTATCAACGTGGGTTTAGGCGCAGGTAATCGTCAGGAACAGATGGCTATGTTGTCGATGGTTCTTGCAAAACAAGAGCAGTTGATTGGTCAGTATGGCCCTGCTAATCCTTACGTTTCACCTGCTCAGTATCGTGGCACATTGGGACGCATGGTTGAGATTGCAGGGTTTAAAGATAGTGCTGAGTTCTACAAGGCGATTACCCCAGAGCAAGACCAAGCGTTAAGCAATCCTCCTCCACAGCAACAACAGATGCCTCCAGAGGTTCAAGCATTGATGGCTAGGACTCAAGCTGAGATACAAGCCAACCAAGCTAAAGCACAAGCTGATATGCAAATGCAACAACAACAGATGCAGATTGACATGGAGATGGCGCAGCAGAAGGCTGGACTTGAGATGCAATTATTGCGTGAAAAGGAAGGTGCTAAGTTGCAATTAGAGCGTGAGAAACAACAGGCTTACTTTGCATTGAAGCAACAAGAGTTTGAAGCAGAAGCACAATTAAAAGCAATGAAGATTGGTGCTGGCATTACATCCAACGTAGAGATTAGAGGTTAATTATGGCTACAGCACCAGTTTATTACTCAGACAAAGCTATTAAAGACTACATTGCTCTTACCTACGGAAATTTAAGTGGTGATGCTCTTTATTCAGCAATTGCAACTGAGGCATCTAAGCAAGGTGTACCAGCAGAACAAATTGCTCGTGCGCTTGGAGTTGATGTTGCTGCTGTAAATAAGTATGCTACTAACATTGGCAAGCCTTTGGTGTCTGAAGAAAAAGCACTCAATACAGCTATTGATTACGCATATAACACTCAATATGGTCGTGATGCTACAGCAGCAGAAAAAGAAAATGCTACAAAGTATTTAACTACTGGTGGAACATCTACTGGTGGTACTGGTGTTTTGAATTACAGTACAGAAGGCTATAACTATGATACCCAAAGCGTTATCTCTGGTTATCGTAGTGCTTTAGGTCGTAACCCTACGCAGACTGAGTATGTTTCTGAAATGGCTAAATTGGGCTATGACCCATTTAATCCTAGTGTGCTTGGGACGGCAGGTAAGTTGTCAGCAACTGTAGCTGCGCTAGAAAGTGACCCTTTTGCTGGTCGGTACGCTAATATCAACCCATATGGTATTTATGATGCAGCTACGCAAACGTACAATTTAGGCGATTCATTACCTAACATTTCTAAAAATGTGATGGGCAACAGTGTTCAGTTCATTAGCCCTGTTACACAAAAGCCAATTGTTACATCGTTTGAGAATGGTAAGTTGATTGTAAAAGAAGGTGAAAATACATTAACTGGTGAGCAAGCACAATCAGCTATTAACCTTGCTTTGAACACTAAGGCAATTGGCGGTACTGAATACAAAATATTACTAAATTCTTTACAAAATGCCAAGTCGATAGATGATGTTTACAAGGCATTTTCAACACCAGAGGCTGTCGTTGCTCTCGACCCTAAATATGGTTTTGAACTAGGTGTTGGACAAACACTAAATGATGCAAAAAAGAATTCTGCTGGAATTCAAAATGTAGTTGACTATATTGCTAGAACTAACGCTGGTAATTTGCCATCAAATTTTGATGTTAATAGGCTGGCAGCAGCTAACAAGATTCCATTTCAGTTTGGTCAATCTACATTTGATAAGTCATTTTTGACGGATGCAAATAAAGTAATTGATACGCAAGCAAAAGAAGTAACATCTCAATTTAACTTTAATCCTGCAAACATTTATCAACAACAAATTACAGCAGGTCAATTCCGTGATTTATTTCCATCGTTTGGTGAGTCTAAACGTCTAGCACAAGGATTGATTAACGAGCGTCCTAGTACACAAAGCATTGTTAATATGATTCAAGGTTTGCCAGCCGATAGCACTTATGGTTTACAAGATATGCAAAGAAATGTTGTTGGTGCGCCTACATCATTAGGTAATGTCTTAGGTTTGATTTCTAAGTGAGAACACAATGAACTATCAAGAACTGGTTAGTTTAGTTGGTGGAAGTAATCCTAAGAGTGCTTCATATCAGGACATTATTTCTGGTATTCAAAGCCAGTATCGTCCACAGACTCAGTTTGCGCCTACCACTTCATTGCTAGACATAATTGGTACTCAGTTAGCTGACCAACCAAGAATTGCGTATGGCTCACTATTGCAAGCACAGCCTAGAAAATTACCTGATGCTATGAATTCTAGTACAAGTGGAAAAAGTGCTGACGCTGCTGGAAGCATTGATGCTGGATTGATTGACAGTTTAGTAGCCGATTCAAACAAGATTACTGGTAACACAGTTATTGACAAAACACTTGTGTATAACAATGACTTTACTAAAAATACTGGTGACACTACCAATAATGTTACGGCAGGTGATGTAACTAAGACAGGTTCTGTAATAGCGGCTGTTGGCACATTGGCTGGTAGTCCTGATTTAGCTAAAGCTGGTATTGCTCTAAATCTTATTGGCTCTGCTAGTGATATTAAGAGCGAAAAAGACGCATTTGATTTAGCAACCAAAATAGCATTGATGGCGGCTGGCCCTGCTGGTGGTGCTGTAAATGCGGCTATTGGTGCTGTTACTGGTAACAATAGACAGTTGATTGATGCTTTAACTAGCCTAGCAAATCCTACTCTTGGTGCTGTAAATGCGCTATCTAGTTTATTTACAGGACAATCATTAGGAACTTTTGGTAGTGGATTGCTATCTGCTCCATCTGGCTCTGTTAGCGATTTAGGTCTGCTAGGTGCAAGCAAGTATGGAAATGCCATTGATAGAAGCGCAGCAGACGTTAATGATGTTCTAAGAGATTATTTAACTAATGGTGGCGGTGGCGGTAAAACAGATTATTGGATTAGCAGGGCTATCAATGCAGAATGACAAAGCAATCTTGGCTCAATGGGCTAAGAACTTACTAAATGATGACTTTTTCAAAGAAGTTATAGATAACTTGAAAAAAGAACAGATTAGTGTGATAATTAACACAAGTGCAGAAGAATGTGATAGGCGTGAAAACGCTTATCGGCACATTAAGTCTATTGAACTAATTACAGGACACCTAGAAGGTTTGGCCTCGGAAACTGTGATTAGAGAGAAGAAATGGAAGATTCTGTAGGGTTTACCCTATCCTCCGTCCAGAAGGTTTCTGGCGATTATTGAGATGACAAATGGAAAACACCAACCCTCAAGGGAGTGAAAGCCTAGATGTAAACCAAGCCGCTTCAGCGTTTGAAAGTCTGATGGGTGATTCTGAGGAAGCTGACAACAGCCAAACCGATGGTCAAACAGAGGAAATTCAAGAGACTGATGAAGTTGAGTATTCTGAAGAAGATGAACAACCTAAGCAGAGATATAAAGTCAAAGCATCTGGTGAGGAAGTCGAAGTAGAACTAGACGAACTTATCAAGGGTTATCAACAAGGTACGGATTACACTAAAAAGTCTCAGGCTCTAGCTGAACAACGTAAGGCGATTGAAGCTGAACGTGGTCACTTAGAGTATGTAAAACAAGAGCGACAGGCATACGCTCAGAAGTTGCAAGCCTTGGATAGCTTCCTGACGCAGCAACATCAGAGTGTGGACTTAGAAGTTTTAAAGGAAACAGACCCTATCGGTTATGCGGTAGCGGTAGCAGAACAGAGTCAGCGTGAGAAGCAGTTAGCAGTAGTCAGGAATGAACAGCAACGCATTGCCCAACAGCAACAAGCCGAGCAACAATCCCAACTGCAAAACCATCTCCGTCAAGAATCTGAGAAGCTAGTTAGTCTGATTCCTGAGTTAGCGACACCACAGGGTGATGCGGTACGGAAACAAATCCGTGACTATGCGAAGTCTGTAGGTTGGTCTGACCAAGAACTCAGTTCCGTGTATGACAGTCGTGCTGTGCATACCTTGTATAAGGCGATGAAGTATGAGCAACTTCAAAAGAGCAAACCAGAGTTGAACAAACGACTCGTGGCTGCTCCTAAGATGATGCGTTCTGGTACTTCTGCACCTCCTACAAGGTCTGCACAAGATAAACAGGCTATGCAAAGGTTGCGTGAAACTGGAAAAGTTACAGACGCAGCAAAAGCATTTGAACGATTTTTATAAATTTTGGAGTATTAAATTATGGCTACCTATCAAACGTACACCGCTATTGGTCAGCGTGAAGACCTTACAGATGTTATTTATAACATCTCACCAACCGACACGCCCATGATGAGTTCCATTGGCAAGACTAAAGCAACTGCTGTTTACCATGAGTGGCAAACGGACTCACTTGCAAGTGCTGCTTTAAATGTAACTGTAGAAGGTGCGACAGCATCTGATATTACTATTTCTCCTACGACTCGTGTGGGAAATCGTTGCCAGATTTCACAGAAGACAATCAAGATTTCTAACACCTTGCAAGCTGTAGATAAAGCTGGTCGTAAGTCTGAAAAGGCTTATAACTTGGCTAAATCATCTGCTGAAATCAAGCGTGATATGGAATTGACATTGCTCAGCAACCAAGTTGCTACTAATGGTAACTCCTCTACTGCTCGTGCTTTGGGTGGTTTGCAAGCATGGTTGGCTACTAGCTACTCTGGTGGTACTTCTGGCGTTGCTGGTGCATCTGGCACTACTGCTCGTACAAACGGCACTAACCGCACTTTCACAGAAGCAATTTTGCAATCTGTTGTTAAGAGCGTTTATACCGCAGGTGGCAATCCTAAAATCTTGATGGTTACTCCTGCTCACAAGCAAGTAGTCTCAGGCTTTGCTGGTATTGCTGCTCAGCGTTACATGGCCCCATCTAATGCCCCTACGACTATCATCGGGGCGGCAGATGTTTACCTGTCAGATTTCGGCACTCTGAGCGTGGTTCCCTCACGTTTCATGAACAGCACTAACTCTGCTGACGATGTTGCGTTCTTGCTTGACCCTGACATGGCTGCTGTAGCTTATCTGCGTCCATTTACAACCAATGAGTTGGCTGTTACTGGTGACAACGAATCTACACAACTGTTGGCTGAGTTCACATTAGAAGTTCGTAACGAAGCTGCACACGGCATTATTGCTGACTTGACCTAATCGTTAGGTGATTCCAAAAATGCCTCAGACTAATCCTCTGGGGCATTTCTTTTTCTAGCAAAACTGATAGAATTAGTGTATGCAAAACCCTGTTAAATTTAGAGATTCTGTAGTTCATTCTGATGGCGATGGCGGCATTGTCATTGAAACTCGTCAGGATGTAACTGGCATCATTGAGCAGAATAAAAAGGAATATAACTCCTTTGATGAACGTGCTAAATGGTCAGATGAGTTGTTTGGCAATAAGATAGCCTCAATTCCAATGACTGTGATTGATGAACTAAATAAGCAAGGAATTATGCGTGGCTTTGCTGTGCTTGATGACAAGCGTTTTAAAGCATGGCTAAACGAACGCAATAACAGAGTTTTTAGAACTCGGACAGGAGTTGTATGAGTTTTGCTACCTACTCTGATTTACAGACTTCAATAGC